GGTTGTTAGACGCCCGTTTTAATTACGAGAGTATTAGTGTCGTCACTTTCTGACGACGTATACATTACAGTGCACATAGTACGAAAATTGACATCTGAGCACGCAATACTAAAATTTCTCTTTTATCTTAATCAGATGTCTAAACGTGTTAAGATGACTTGGTCGAATACTGAATGTAAAGATCATAACGTTTGTGAGTGTAATTTAGAATTTAAGTTGTTGGATCCAATATTTGAAAGTTACACCTATATTGTTAAGAGATCCGAGTATCAGACTCGTCAGACGATGGTAGCAATGATAATTAGGGGTCTAGCACACATTTCCTCTACATGGGGACTCATTAGTGGTAGAATAGTACCAATAAGTAAACGAATAGATTGGGAATACGTCAAAATTTGTTTTAGTAGTCAAGTATTTTCAAATATGATTAAAATTCCTCCCTACTTTAAAAAAAATTCTGGCACACGATCACAAAATTTAGTCAATCCCGGCCCAGTCATTGCTCGTGGATTAAAGTTGTGGGATTGTTTCGTATTTTCAAAATTTGGTATGCGACCCACAATTTCAATGTTGGAGGATATGGGCGTCTTTAAGGTTTCAAAAATTCTTGGCTCTGCTGGTTCTAGTTGGGAATTTATTGAAAATAACCTTAAACATTTAACTCTCAGGGCTCAAATTTGTCGCAAAATGTCTTCATTTAATCGAGTCATGACTGGTGGGCGATATGGTCAATATCAACGCTCTACGTTAGAAGATCTTTATAAAACAAAATTAATTCATGGACTTCGTAAGTTTGATCAACCTACTAATGAATTGAATAAGAAACTACGAGCATTGGCCCCAATAATGAAGAAGGCAATGGACAGAATGTATGCAATGATGAATGTAGATAAGCATATTGGGCAATACCAATACGATCCTGATCACGATGTATTTTCTGGTATTCCGTCAATGTCCTCTGCTGGATGTAGATCAGGGATTAGTAGACGTGTCCTTCAAGATGACGGCAATTATGTTGCTCATACTGTTGCAGGTAAAAAAATTGACCAAATGGAATATGCCAAAAGAGATTATCTTGAAACTCTTGAAGGTGCAAAGAAAGGAATTAAAGTTAAGCGTAACGATATGGCTTATGTGATTGTTCAAAAAATGGAAGCCGTTAATGATTATTCTATCCACGAAAAGGTTGAACGGCTCTATTATGAATATAACGAATCAAAATATCGGTGTAGAGATGAATTAATAAAATTCGAAAAGATGTTGGAAGAATTGAAATTGAAATTTCGAAATTATGTAATTCCTTTTGCAACGGATTACATGTTGGTTGCTCATGTTCAAAAACATAGACAAGGAATTGAACGAGATGGACCAATTCGTGTCGGTGATTCTTGGTGGGGAAGTGGTGGTCAGAGATTGATGGAATATCTCCAAATAACAGATGAACAGATCGACGCAATTGTTAAAGAATTTGGCGAATTCTTTCGGCCGGTAATAGGTGATGGTGACATCACTGGATTGGATATGGGAATAAAGAGATTTTTTATGGAACTCTATACAATTACCGGAGGACGTTACTATAAATTCAAAGATATGAATGATAAACAGACTTATAGAATTATGGTGACGCATTGTCTAGAAGCAATATCCGCTAGAATAACACATTTTTTTGGTGATGAGTGGAGAGTTGTGATGGGACAAATGCCCTCTGGATCTTACGAAACGAGCCATGGCGATTCTTGGATAATGCTACTATTATTTAATTTATTTGTGCAGTATGTCTGGGAAAAGAATCCCCATCTTCGTCAAATAATTGACATGTGCTGTAAAAAAGGGTGGCAAAATATAGTAGTTTACGGAGATGATCATATAACTCGTACAGTTAAGGGACTGTCGAAAATCTTAGGTGAACAAGCCTTTGTGGATTTTCTAGCAGAATTTTGTGATCTAATGTCCCGAGATGTTCGGGAGAATGTTACTCCTCTAAGTGAAATAGACAATTATGGGGGCTTGAAAACGAAGGGAATTGTATTTTTAAAGAAATACTTGATTAAAGTTCCACCTTATATGAAAATGGATCATGTGGATATGCCCTCAGTTGTTCCGTTTAGACCGTTGGATACATATCTACATAGAGTAGCATTCGGAACATCAGAGGATCGAACCTTGGTAGATCAAATAATGTCAACAATTGGAAATGCCTATGATACGATGGGAACAAATTTGGTTGCTTATAATTTTCTCCAACACCTTTACTCTCAATTAGTAGATAACTTGGGCGGGCAAGATAATTGGGAGATTATTGCTCGGATGATGCATGAGAGAATGCTGGAGATGTCAATTCATAATAGTCAAAAGGATATTACCAAGTTAATGCGTAAATCGTCAATTACGATGGAAGAAATGCTCCAGGGCTTCCCTCCTTTGAGAAATTTGATAGCTAGAAATGCAGGAAGACGAGAATCTTTCAGGAAGTACTTCTGAAATTTTAGAATTTTCTTTTACCATCCCACTGTCAAAGGGTCACCATCTGACAAAAAATGTGACAAAAAACTAATGATAC